CTTGAGGTCGCCTTCATCGATGGCTGTCAGAAAATCATTCAGCGTGCCGGGCGTTGAATCGTGGTAAACCGAAATATTACCGACACAGTATTCCCTTTCAATACACGACCGAAGATAAACGTCATATTTTCCGGTCTGAGCTTCAAAAGCATATTCTCCTGCCGGACCTGTCACCACTGTCGCCACCGTTCTCATGACCACTACGGATGTATTCTGTCTGGCTTTCAGAATAATATGGTATCCGGACATGGGGAGTCCCGCGCCATCCGTCAGCACACCCGAAATTAATACAGACATTTTTATTTCCTGATTCAGAAAACATTAACCAAAATAATTGACGCCTTTTTTCTTGCCACTGGCTTTCCCCTTTGCAGAAATATCCGTGGCCAGCGACAGATTCAGCGAAAATCCCTGCCCCGGTGACAACGAAAATTCCACTGACTCTGCCTGCCAGTTATGGTCCTCCCGTACCCCGAAGCCCCGTGTGATAAAGCGCACTTCCGCCCCCGCTTTCAGCAATACCGGTCGGCAGGGCAGCGTTATCGTCATCTGACGCCCCGCTTTCTGCACCCGCTTTACCTTCGACTGTGCACAATGTTCTGCCGTGCTCTGGTCTGGCTGGGTGAAGGGATGCCGCTTGTCTGTGGACTCCACATCCACTTTAAGTTCACGCGTGCGACCATCAGACGGAGTAAAGTACCTGACACCAACCTTTCCCCCTTTTCCGCCTCCAGATGCCCCCTGCCGATCGCCCTCCCGGTAATCCCAGTCTGACACCATATCCGGTGTGATGGTCATCACTGGGGCATCCCTGCCTCCGGTACTCTGCGACGCACCATACTCCAGAAATAACCAGTAACCGTTCGTCGGTTTACTGGTGGCACCGTACATCCCTGCAAGCCGGGAAAGCAGGGACGCATCCGACTCAGATGACTGCATCACCCACGGAATACGAATTTCCTCCAGTACCGGAGATACCCGCGCCACCAGATTATTTTCAGTGGCGATCGTTTTTACCAGGTCACCCAGCGTGACATCGCTGAAGGCGCGGGTTTTCAGTGCAGTCACATCTGCACCATGCCTGGACGCATTCATGGGGGCTGCTGTGGCATAAATGGTGATCCGGCGGGGAGGGCCACCGCTTGCCACCTGACAGACAGTAAAGCTACCCTTATTCACCAGACGTCCGTTAAACCCCAGCCCCAGCGTTAATACTGCGCCTTTCGGTGGCAATGCCAGCGTTTCACTGAACAGCGTTATCATTAACTCATCAGCCCGCTTTGTGGCAGCACCATTATCGGTATAACGCAGTTCAGCCAGTCCGCGTTTTATTGCTTTCGTGATATCCTCGCCTTCCACCGTCAGACTGAAATCCGGCTGATATTCATTCAGTCCCATAACTGAAACGTCTCCTTCTCTTCCGGCTCATATGTCCAGTCCGGTAACACGATTTCCACCCCGGACGGATACACCGGACCAAGATCAGCCAGCCCGGGATTAGCCTCCAGTACCGCCGCCAGTGACTGGTTGAGTCCGGCGCTGCCGTAGTGTCTCTGACAGATATCATCCAGCATATCGCCGTCAGTGGTCCGCCAGTTTTTCGCCATAGTATTTCAGCTCCAGTGTGAACGTTTTGTTTTTCGGCGCACCGCCGGGAAGAAAGGACGTGGTGTTATCTGAATAGGCGGTTACAACAAAATACCCCATCACATCCCCCGTCCCGGAAACCAGCAGATGCGGCGCAGGATTTTTATCCACCATCTGAACCAGCGTATCAAGGGCATCCATCCCCACACCGTCACGAAATCCCGCATGAACCATCCCTTCAAGGCTTATCGTTCTGGCCCCCTTACCGGTATACTGCAACAGATCCTTTTTTCCGATTAACTGCTGCTCATCCCATCGCCATTCCATGGTGCGCTTCATGGCGTTATACGCCGCAGAATCAATACTGAACTCAAACTCACCAAACGACAGCATGACCCGCGAGGCCACATCGGTTAATGAACCAATCCTGTCCCATGCCCTGCGCTCAATCATGTTTGCGCCAAAGCCAACAAAATCCACCATCGTCACCCCCAGAATGCATAACTGTCGGTCATGCTGGCCCGCTGGCCAAAATCAATATCACCCAGATTTTTCGTCACCCTGTCTGCCAGCTGTCCGGCATCCTCGCCGGGCTTCTGGGTGAGGTTAAATTCAGCCCGTATCTGATACGTGGGTTTTACTTCCACCTGGCTGATACTGCCCGGAACGTAGTGAAGCGCAGAAAGAGGATCCGTTTTTTCCTGCCCCTGTTTTGTAGCGGGTGGGGTGTCATACTTCGCGAGGACATCAAGCGCTTTCTTTTCCCATCCGTCAAAGTCCGGATCGTCTTTTGGCCCCAGAAAAGGCTCGAGGGATGCCTCAAATTTTTTATCGTCATCACTCAGGAAACCGCGTGTGTCTGTATACGCCTTCACAACCTGCTTCGTCAGATCGGGATTTTTTTTAAGCTGATCATCAAACCATTTATCCTGCCCGTTCCTCTTCGCCACTGCCCTTGCCAGCTCTGGTGAGCCTGTTTTTGCCAGATATTCCAGCACCTCACGCCGGTCACTCCGTGGATCTTCAGCCAGCCCCCACTCGATGGCCTTTTCAGTGAGCCCGGCAATGACTTTTCCAAAATTCCACGCCCAGGCCGTCACCTTGATCAACATCGGCAGCGCGTCCTCTCTGATAAATGTATTGATTTTTTCCAGCCCGCCGTTTTTAAACCAGTCCGCCAGGTCGTCCGTGACCTGCTGAATATTCGGTGCCAGCTCTTTCCCCAGCTGTCCACAGATTTCATCAATGGACGAACCCAGAACACCGGTGAGGTTTGAGACGGCGATATGTCCCCGGACGGCACCATCCGCCCCTTCCCTGGTCACCAGGTTATAGCGCTTCTGCTCCTCAATAAGCTCCCGGTAAGTTTTTCCTGACAGACGTATCCAGGTCAGGATCTTATTACCCTCACCACCAAACAATGCATCCGCCATCCCGGCAGCCTTTTGTTCATCCTTCACCTGCAGCAATCGGTCAAAAAGAAATTCAACCTGCTCCTGGTTGTTTTTTCCCGCCATCACCCCGGTTTTCAGCCCCAGCGCCCCGAAGACCTGCTGTATGGCACCTTTATCCGATGCGCCATTATCATCATCAAAAACCTTGTTACGGTACTCCTCAAACAGATCCCCGAAGTTTTCCCCGTTCAGCCCCATCTGCTTACCCAGCGAATCCCACGCTGCATACGTCTCATAATCCACACCGTAACTCCGGGCTATCCCTGCCCGCTCTGCAGTTTCACTGTTCCGGCTAAGTGCTGTACCGGCAGCGCCTGCCAGTGTCAGTCCCCCCCCAACCGAAAGCCCTAACCCCGCTTTCAGAGCGGTCTTTCCACGCCCTTTCCAGCGTTCCAGACGTTCCGCACGTGCCAGCTTACGGTTAAATTTATCCTGCTCTCCGGTGGCATCATGAATTTTTTTGCCCAGCTTTTCATACTGCTTTCGCAGTTCAGTAATATCCTGCCCTGCCAGTACGCCAGCCTGAATTTTTCGTTTCAGTACATCCTGCTGGCGAGTCAGGCGAGCCACTTCCTGCGTTGCCCCTGATAATCCGTGCTTCAGTCCATCAACCGATTTTTTCCACGACGGATCTATCGTGCCGCCGATCCTGATATTCGCTTTCAGGTTATCGCCCACCGTTGCCATAACGTCGCCGCCTCTCTTCCGATTCCTCCAGCATCATTGACACAAAATCTGCATACGGCAGTGCCATCACATCTCCGGGAGACCACCCGAACCAGGCACCGGCGCGCCGTATCGCTGTCAGGATGCTGTCTTCTTCCGCCTGACCGGCGGCAGCAAAAAAACATTAAACTGCCGCTCCAGGGACAGGTAATCACACGCTTCCATATTCATCATGTCCGCCGCATCCATTCCGCACAGGCCGGCTATCATATCCAGATCGGCTTCTGCTTCCGGCTTGGTACTCCGGCGATGTAACAGACGATCGCGGACGGTGGGTGCACGCATGGTGACATGCGAGATTGTCTGACCTGACGCAGTGACATACGGCACGGATAACACAATCTCCACGCTGCTGCAGGGAATACTGTTTATCTCTGGCATATTGATTTCCTCTTAAAAAGAAAAGGCGGCCTGAGCCGCCTGAATGACCACTTCTCCGGCTCACACACGGATAATTTTTTTCAGATCCGACAGCACATTCACACCGTTAATGCGCCGTACAAACTGCTCCGGAATAATGCAGATGGTTTCCAGTCCATCGACAGCCTGGCGGTAATAACTCAGTGACATTTCCACCGACACCGCTGCTTCCGCCTGCGAGGTGGACGGACGCGCATCCGGCGTGATACTGGTGATCATCCCCTGAAGGGTTTCCACCAGACCGCTTGTTGCACCGCCCACCTGATACGCCTGACGGACAACAATTTCTGGCGAATAAATCCCTGCCTGCAATCCAAGCAGGGTCAGTATGGCCACGTCGTATCCGTAAATTTTAAACGAGCAGGTCAGCGCCTCCATACCGTCATCCACTGACACCGGCGCATCCATCGCACCGGTTTTGATGTCCACCTTCGTGATATTGATGGCCGGAGGCGTGTATTCATGTGCCCCCTGAAGGCGAATACCACCCGGCAGAAAGAGCGCCCATGCCCGTAGCAGTTTTTTTTCGCATGACATCATACTGTCAGTTCCTCCTGTGCCAGTTTATTGTTGATCATTGTCCGCAGCGTCAGGCGTTCCAGTGGTGACTTCGGCCCGAAGTCATAGTCGATATACAACTGCCCGGCAGCCAGGGTTTCTGCTGTATTCAGTTCGTCGTTCAGCCATGCGCTACCACCGTGGATCGCGCCCAGATTTTTAAGCTGGCGCATGTAGGCATTAATACTGCCGAGAATATCGTCCGCAACATCCCGATCAATCGGACGGTCAACATAAGGCAACATGGATTCCTGAACACTGTCTTCAATCACATCAGCCGTACGGCGCACAGACTCAAAGCGCAACTGGCTATGAGATGTGCACAGGCGGTTACCCCAGTGTTTAAAACCGTCATGACGAATAATGGTGGAGATGTTTTCCATGTTCAGCAGATTTGCCGTGCAGTTCTGCTCCCCGAGAATAAATGTATCCACCTGCTCAAGACCGGTGATATTCATCACGTCCTGATTTGATTTGGACCACCACCATCCTTTTTCATAATCAATACGGGCACGCAGTCCGGCAGCGCGTGCCGAATACGGGCGAAACACTGTTTGTCCGCTGTCATCCGTCACCGACACGCGCGGACGAAGCAGTTCAACACGCCCACCAAATAACGTCCGGCGCTGAACCACATCCTGCGGCGTTACCATTGAGGGGGAGTCAATATAGGCAACAGCCCGCAGTTTCGCGGCATACGTTTCCAGCGCCTTTGCCACACCATCATCCTCGCTGTAGCCAGTGGCGACAAGAATACGCGGCTGGTAGCCTGTTACGCCTTTGCTCTTCGTCAGAGCTTCCATGGCCTTAATCACTGCGGCACGCTGTTCTGCCTCCTTCGCTTTCGGTTTGCTTTCCGCACGTACCACAATCACCAGCGCACCGGTCTGGTCAAAAATATCACGCAGGGCAGGATACAGCGTTCCGGAAGCCCCCAGCTTTCCGGCCTGCGTCAGTGCCCCCGCCACCACCACCGGCGTATTAACCGGAAATGCCTCATCCTCACCGCCGGACAACGTCAGGGTAAAGGGAGATACCACTCCTTCCCCGACAGAATCTGCATTCAGCATGCTGGTATCGGCCATCACCGGTGAATCCTCCAGCGCATTCACAACCTCCTTCACACGTGACGCAGTGGCATTCCTCTCACCATGTTCATCTGTGCCCAGTGTGATCGTCAGGGTGTTTCCCTCCAGAGCCGCGGTTGTCTCTGCGTTTTGCTGCGTGCTTCCGTTGGCCACAACTGAAATCTCATTGCCGGACCGCCCGGCTTTTTTCGCTGTAAAATCCAGCGCGGAACTCAACAACCATGATCCGGCAGTACCGGAAGCACACACACCGCCGGAGGCGTCCGGCGCTGTCCCCACGAGGCCAATCACTGCCGTGGAGACGGTCTGCACGGCAACCGTGCCTGTCGTCAGTTCAATGGTTTCCACACCATGTAGTCCGGACATACATTTCTCCCATAAAAAAACCGCCCCTGAGGCGGTCAGTTGATTTACTTCTTTTTCAGGTGTTTTGTGGAGGTACTGGCCACTCAATGGCGTTATATGAGGTTTTATCGTTGATGGCACTGAAATCCATCGCCTGCAACGATTTCGCGTAAATGCGGTACGCTTTCAGCTTTTCCCTGTCTTCGTCGCTGATTAATCCCAGCAGCAGGTCTTTTTCCCATTCGCTGGTCATGATACTGACCTGTTTTAACAGGGCATCACGCTCGTCTTCCGCTTTAAGTTTGTAGTCGAAAACAAATTCATCATTGCGGTAAAACCAGTAGCCTGATGCTTCAATGCGACGATTAGCGGTAATATCCGGCAACTCAATCACGCTTTTATTTTCCGGGCAGATTGAGGTGATGTCTTTTCCGACCCAGACCACTTCGCCAGTTTTAACATAAATAACTTTCAGGGTGTCTGGTAGAAATTTTTCCTGGGCTTCGTGCCATTCCTGTCCATCATCTGAGAACAGCCACAATAAAAATTTATGCTGTCGCGCCAGCTGGTATTGCTCAATTGTTTTAGGGTTTTGTACCGTAATATTTTTTAAGTGCATCATGATTACAAACTCGCTACATTTCTCCAGACGCCATTAATCAGAACCTGCACCGGGCGTGCATTGGCCCAGTTCACACTTTCACCGCCATCAACACCACTCAGTAAATGACCTGATGGCGCATTTCCCCCGCGTCCAATACCAATGGCGCTTCCCAGACGTACATCCTGCACGCCGCCTGTTTTGGTCTGATAGCGGGCATCAAAGTTTCCGTAGTTTGATGGAGTTATCTGCCCATTTACAGCGAATGTGACGCTATCGTCTGTATTTCTCTGACTGTAGAAATGCCAGCCGGAATCATCACCAAGTTCTGCAACTACAGGTCTGGATGGATTACCCCATAAATTAAACCCTACGTTCTTCGTGGAGCTGTTGGAGCTGGATAGCGTGAATTTTTTACTATCCCCGGCCTGAACGTTTTTAAAAGCAATAGCAACTCCATTCTGAAAGCGAAATACGCGCTGATTATTAGCATAAACATCCAGAATGCCGTCGCCGTTTTGTTTTATACCTGTATCGTTATCACCGAGAGTAATAGAATTACCACCCAATGCGTTATTCGTACCAAGCGCCAGCCCACCATCAATTTTTGCACCGTGGCTGACTGATATAGCGCCTGTTCTCAGATTTATAGCAAATGGCCTTAATGGGCCGATATCACCGTTTTCGCCCCGTCCTTCAGACGTCGGGATAAAATGAAGATATTCTTCCGAACGACGAAAAATCAGGCCAAAAGCATCGTCGAAAATTCGCAGCGCATTCACCGTGCCAATTTTCAGCTCCCCGGTCATGGTGTCACCATCACGCTGAACGGCATTTTTCGCTTTATCCACCGTAGGTTTTAATCCGAGGTTATCAACCGCTTCATCTTTATCTTCCACATCGGCAAGATTCTCGCCGATGCGCAGATAGCGTTTATCTCCGGCCTCCTGCGTGATAATCGCCCTGTGAGGATCCACCTCCAGCGTCACACTCTGTGTATGTGTAAGAGCAAGAACCAGTGTCAGTATCACCTCCTTGATAACGGAATCCGTCTGTGCCGGTAAATACGTATCCGGATAACGACCATACGCAATCAGCGTACCACGATGACTCACCATGCCCAGCTCACGCAGGGTCTTACCCGGGTATGACTGACAGTCAATGACAATATCTCCGCTGATAAAACCTTCGTCCACCACACCGCCTGAAAAGGGCTCCCGACCAAACTCACCACACAACATGACCATCGCCGCCATCTCATCCGGCGTTGAGGGCAGTGTTTTCCCGCCCCCGTCACCAATCATCACCTGACTGATGGTCACCACCTCACCGGCATGATATGCAGCTTCAATTTCGGCTGCCCCGGCTGTTGTCAAAACTAGTCCATGCATACCCACAACTCACTCCACCCACTCATCCCGGATACCCCGGGTATCATCAGCACTGATACCACTGACTTTTTCTGTTGCCATCACATAACCGTAACCAAAAACACGCCCCCTGCTGTTTCCGTAAAGATGAACACTGAACCAGCTGCGCAGATTTTTGGCACGGAGCACCGCATGCTTCAGATCCTGATAGTCATTCATCTGTACCGGTAAATCCTTCTGCTCCACATTCAACCGGAAGGTATAGGGTTCACCTGGTGGCGTCTGCTCATACCACTCCACAATCTGTGACCGGAACGGGCTGTCTGTCAGTGATTCGTTCAGGGCGGCTTTTGTTCCCCGGTGACGATGGATATAAGCGGCACGTTTTATCGCCGCTCTTTTTTCCGCCTCCGTCCAGTATTCATTCCAGGTGTCCACCGACATTTCCCAGGCCAGCCATGGCAGCAATTCCGTCGGACATAAATCGGGATTTTTTACATAGCGGATCAGACAGACCGCGATTTCCGCCAGCATATCACCGGCGGTACTGTCCACCACCCGCTCTGCCCGGCTGGCGCTGACAGGAAGTATGCTTCTGATGATGTCATTCATCGGTTGTCTCCACCTTGTTCAGTGTGACTGAGCGACACCATGGAGCCTGTCCCATCGCCGGAACAATATCACTGACCGGCGATTTCAGTGCCACCGTAATCACCCCCGTCTGATGCAGGGCTCCGTCCATACCGGAGCAGGACGCCACAGAACCAATCCGGTGAACACTGTCAGTGTATGTCTGCAGCGCCTGACGGGCATTTTTCATCACCAGTTCACCATCCAGCCCGTAGGGAATATGAATATCTGCAACCACATCGTAGGGAATAATTTCTGCCGCACGGACACTGACAAAATCCGTCAGAGGTCGAATTTCATCATCATTGACTGACGCTGCCACCTTATCCAGCAGGGGTTGCGATGCCGTACCGTTTCCGGTTCGCGATAACACATAAAGAAAAACACGCCCTTCCTGTGAATGCGTTTCCGGCCCGTAGGCTTTCACATCCAGCACATCAGGATCGGCACTCTGTGCAAAATAGTGGTATGCGTTTTTCGCGCCTGCGGTGCTGAGTCGTGCCCATGACAACTGAATACGTTCGCGAAAAGCGTCATCATCTTCATACACCGCAGGCGTGGGCGGGATAGTGCTGTCATCTGCCGGAGTAATCACCAGACGTTGCACCTGAAAATTCGCACCAATCTGATCCAGATCGTTCCTGCGGGCACTGGCAAGCAGTACAGCCCGGACTGCATCATTGACCTGCTGGCGCATCAGCGCCACCCGAAAAGCAAGCGCCTCCGCCCATTTATACGCCGGATCTGATTCCACCAGGGCCGAAAACAACGTGTCCAGTTCCTGATATTTCGCCACTATCTGAGTGACCAGCACAGCGGTGTCCGGCACCTCCACCGCATCCGGTACAGGTATCGCGGACAAATCAATAATGGCCTGAGACGTTGTCAATTCTGATTTCCTCCAGACGAATTGTTTCCTGTGTTTCGTTATTCACGCCCAAAAGCGTCAACATGACATTTCCCTCACCGCCGAAGCTCACCTCCACACGGCGGATCGTCAGTCTCGGTTCCCAGCGTTCAAGAGCAGTAACCGTCTCACGGACAATCCTCACCCGTGTGAAATCATCCTGCGGGTTATCAAGCAGACTGAACAACCTGCTGCCGTATTCCCTGAGAAGTACCCGGCTGCCGACTGGTGTTGACAAAATATCGGTGACGGACTGACGCAGATGTTCGTTACCGTGCAGATATCTGCCGGTGGTGGAATCAATACCAATCATGAAATTTTTCCGAAAAAAAACGCCGGTGCGGCGTTCACATTTCCTGGTTAGGTTTACGGGTGGTTCCCCCGCTGTCGCCAGGGTGATCATGAGTATTATAAATTTCGCGAATTTTACTCATGCTACCGGTTTTGTCGGTGATCTCCTGTGAGGCACCGATATTGCCCATAACCTGCGTATCGGCATTAATCTTCGTTTTTCCCTGCACAGTCAGGGTATCCGTGATTTCCACCGGACCGTCCAGCGTCCCCCTGCCGGTAATTTTATAGCTGCCGCCTTCAGCCAGCGTGATGGACAGGGCATTGGCTTTACGGTCGTAACGGATTTCCGTTCCAGTATCAAACAAAATAACATGCTCGTGTTCACTGCCCGTCGGTACAGGAATGGCGTCAATATTCGCCCCCGGATACACACGACCGTTACGCAGATCGCCCGCCTCCGATATCACCGTGACCGCATCTCCTGGTGCCGGGTAATTACTGACCTGCATGTAACGCCCGGACTGCATCTGAATCCAGGGCAACGGCGGCGAAAGCACATCCCCGATATCCACCCGAACCATCACCGGGTTACCCGGGATCACCTCTTCCACCACGCCACGACGGACCATGTCCGCCACCCTGCGGCGTAACTCTGCCACTTCATCCGCCAGACTCATCGCCGGTGCCCTCCGCTTTCCAGATAAGACGATAATCCTGCACATGCTTTTTACCGGTTTCCGGTACTTTACTCAGCCAGACTTCCTGTAACGGCACACCTGCCGGAGCCGCAAACGGATCTTCGCCGACCGGAATGTCCTGTTCAAAAGAAACACGGAAAACGATGTAGTCGTCCAGCAGCCGGTCGAAGGTATCCACCTCAGCATCGATAAAAACAGCCGGGTCAACGTTATCCAGCCCGAACGTGGCTCCATCAATCCAGTCAGATAAATCCATCGCCAGACAGCGGGCAAAAATCTGCGGTTTTGGCACGTTTTCCGTCTTCCCGGCCCGGTCTGTCACCACAAACAGATCGCATTTCAGCGTGACCCGTGTCTGCCCGTCGGCAAACTGAGCCTTGTCCCATCCGGGTACATCCACAAACACGGCAGGCGTCACCAGTTGCGTCACTTTTTCCGGGTACTCATCGGCATCTTCCACCCAGGGAATTTGTTTCAGACTGTCAATCACTGCCTGATGCCAGGTTCCCATCATCAATGGTTCCATCACTCCATCCCCTTAAATACCCGGAATTTCAGTTCATGCTCAAAATTTTTCAGGATCAGTGCTTCCGCATCAGGGAAAACAAAATCCTCTATACGGTTCAGCATGGCTTCATAAATATCAATTTCCGCTTCGCGCACCCGTCGTCGTCCGGATGCCTGCCTGACCAGTACCGTCTTACGTCGTGAAATGCGTCCGCGCCGGTTTTCAGACTCAAACTCATTAACAAAAGCCTCTTCACCTGACCAGGTTGTGACCGGTATTGCCTCCCCGGCAGGTTTAAAACGAATCTCCGGCACTTTCCTGCGGCGGGAAGCCGGTGCAAAACGCCCCCGTTCATCGCGCAACTGATGGCGTTCGCCGCGTCGTCCCCCACTGATGCGTCCGCGCAAATCACGTACTTTGATGGCGTTCAGGCCAAACCACACCTTTGCCTCATCAAACTCATCGCCATTTCGACGAATGATAAAAGCATTCAGGACACGTTTTTTGATCATTTTCTGGCTGCGTGGCGCAACCTGTTTTTTAAACTCTGCCATGGCCTTCATCCGCAGTGCGGACGCGGCTCTTTTCAGCGCCACGCCCCAGGCTTTACGGATCTGGCTTTTTGAACCACCCAGTTTAGCGATAATTTTCAGCACATCATCCTCGTCAATATCGACGACGAGGTTTCGTGCCAGCCGTCGCTGCCGGACAGTGCTTCGTTCATGCTCTCTGACTGTCATAACGTTTACTCGGTCGGACAGGGGCGGCGGGTGTACTTCTTCCGGGTTCTCCCCGCGCAAGAGTAATGGTAATCACACCATGACCCGCAGTGCCTGACTCATCCCAGCCAGGATCGACCACCTGGTAGGGTTCGCCGTGGATCATGACCCTGTCATATTTTTTCAGTCCGGCAACCCATGCGCTCCGGGTAAATAACACCGGTGCAGTATCACGAATTTCGCCGCTGCCAGTGTTCATCCCGGTGTTATCTGCCGGGGCATCAAAAACAGCACGGATTTTTCTTTCCGTGCCGCCCGGATATATGCTGATTTCCGTCCCCATCGTATCCAGGATGATGTCATCCGCATCACTCATGGCCTGATCGAACAGATTATCGGACATCATCACTCCCGGATTTTTTCTGCCAGACCGTCCGCCAGCAACGCAGGAACTGCGGCTTCATTAACCAGCACAACACTGGAGGCCCGGGCGAACATCAACATTTTTCCCGTCACAGCATCACAGGCTGGCATATGCGCTGTTTTCAGCATGCGCACCCGGACGAGTCCCCGCTCAGAATGCATCCCGTCGCCGGATGCATCGTTGTCCACCTCTTCCGCCCCGGTATCCTCCCCATCGAATCCGGCGGCCTCCTCTTCCCATTCCGCCAGGCGCTGCTCAAGATCGGCCTTTGAACCTGAAATATCTGCTTCACGCCCCAGAATCACTGCCAGCGCCTGAAGGCGTTCCGTCATCTGCTCTTTTGTCATCACATCTCTCCCGTGCGATAAAGAAAAAGGCGGGAATATCCCGCCTGACCTTATTTCACCTGAACCACCACAAACGCGTCAGGATCCGGCAACACCATCAACGGCGCAGACTGCGTCATGGTATATTCGCAACCAGGATCACCCACCTCCAGCCAGTGTTTCGGATAACGAATTGCAGAGGTGATCCCTTCACTCAGCGCCTGGTTATCCTGGATTGCGCCATAACAACGGACACCCTCCACCTGAGTGTTTCCAAGAATCAGTGTGCCTTCCGGCAGATAACGCTGCTCATCCCCGTTTTCATCAACATACGTTGTTTTCGCCACCATGATGGCCAGATCACCGTAATAACCTTTAAAAGAAACC